TTAAGAGAAGATAAGGATAAATGGTCTAGTGAAGCACAAACAGGTTTTTCACGAAACCAAACATTAATTGACTTACGTAATATACCACTTGAGATAAAGTCTAAAATCATAAATATGTATGAAGAAACAAAACCGGCATCAAGAAGTAAGTTATTAAATTACTTTATTGAATATAAACTAAAAAACATGATGGACGTAATTGAGGAATTTTAATGAAAAACATATATGAAATTTTCGATGAGTTTGAAGAAGCATCTTCTAAAAAAGATAAGATGAAGGTTATTGAGAATAATCTTTCACAAACATTATATCAGGTGCTACTATTAACTTTTCATCCGAATTACCAGTGGAAACTAAATGAGTTTCCTGAGAATTATAAAATAGGTGAAATACCTGCTGGTATGTCACATTGTCAATTATCTACAGAAATAAGAAAATTATATTTGTTTCAAGAAGGACATCCTTCCTCAGCAAATCTTACTCCTAGAAAACAAAACGAATTACTACTTTTATTGTTAGAATCTTTAGAACCACGTGAAGCTGAAGTTGTTATGGGTATCTTCAGAAAAGATCAAGGTGTTAAAGGACTAACATACGACTTTGTTAAAGAGGCCTTTCCAAGCATGTTACCATGACCAAAAGAGAAAAGATAATCGTCACTTGTAGTGAATTTGATCCATTCACAGCCAAAGACCTAAAATTCTTACAGAAATGTAAATCTAAAGGTGATTGGTTAATTGTCGGTATTCATACAGATTGGTGGTTGAAGTGGTGTCGTGGTGGAATGAATCAAAATTATACTGCTCGCAGAGAAATCGTAAGTAGTGTAAAATTTGTTGATGAGATTCTGACCTTTAGTGATATGGACGGTACTGTTTGTCAGTTACTAAAAATTGTGAAGATATGTTATCCTGATGCACAGATAACATATATTAGTAATACTGATATGCAAAATATGCCAGAAACTAAAATCAAAGGTATTAAATTCGAAACGATGGAATAGGAGAAGGAAGTGTCAAAGACTGTTGGTAAATTTCGTAAACAAAAAAATTATCAGGAAGATGAGTATTACGAAAAAGATTACTCAAAAGCAAAAAAACGTAGTAAAAATGAAAGAACAGAGTTAAAAAAAATGAAATATTATCAAAATGATGATGATTTCATATCTGACAACCATGTAAGACGATAGTGTTGTTTTTTTACAACATCTAGACTTGACATCCTAGGTGGTTCGTGTATAATTGTAATTCTTGACTGGAGAATTAAACATGATTATACATACACACTTCAAAAAATCTAAGCCAAAACTCAAGCCAAAAGCTGAGCGTGAAGAATACCAAGCGTGGTTGGATAAACATTCATCCAGCGTGAAGGTAAAGTCTACCAAGTTCAAACCTCTCAAAGGTTACCATCTGGCCATTCCTGACGACCGAAACCCAAGGAAGTACGCATCCTTGGACAGTGGTGTCGGAAATGCAACAAAATCGGATCAAAAAGTATATACCGGTGACAAAATTGTTGGAATTGCAACAATGCACAAGTCAAATGCTGTGCCGGTTTTCAATTCCGAGCAGGCCGTAGAGATTTCCTCGATGCGGAGATAACGAAAAATGAAGAAAAACACAAAAAATCTCAAATTTACTGTAAATTTAGCTCGTCCACACTGTCGGACACCAATAAAACCTGTAATTCGACACAAAAATGACGCTGAATTTTCAAGAAAAGTCAAATATAAGCAAGATTTTGCAAAAAACTTAACACTGGAGTATTAAAATGATCGATTCCGGCAAAAAATATGATGATGAGTTAACAGAATTAGAAGAATTAATGCAGGATGTCACGGAAGATAATGTAGATGACTTCTTTGCCTTTATAGAATTGCTCGATGGAGCAAAAAAAGCAGGAAACTTAGTAGTAGATACATCAACTTTTTATCATTAATTAAAGGAAAGCATTATATGACTGAAACCGTACAAATTCCAGAAAAAGAACTTGATGCCATGAGCCTCTTGGAAACGATTATCAATGGGTGGGTTGCAAAAAGTAATTTCCAAAAAGACATGGACTGGTATCAAAAACTAAAGGAACAGTACGAATAAAGTGTTGTATGGAAACAACTACCATTTTACGATTTTACTTGACGGTATGAGTTTTTTGTGAGATAATACGTATTCTTAATTCATGAGGCATTCAAATGCAATTAGCTGAAACTAAATCAATTCTTGCAAAATTAATGGCAACAGAGAATCTGGTTGTTGAACAACGTAATGTTCAAACGGCCTCTTTTGATGTTAAAAATCGTGTATTGATATTACCAATTCTCGACAGAAATCTATCACCAGAATTATACGACCTCTTTGTTGGCCATGAAGTTGGTCATGCTTTGTACACACCACTTGAAGGTATGCAAAAAGCAAAAGAATCTAAAATCAATATGAGTATCGTAAATGTTGTGGAAGATTCTCGTATTGAACGTAAAGTAAAAGACAATTATCCAGGTCTACGTGTATCTTTCCTCAAAGGTTATAAAGAATTAATCGAAAAAGATTTCTTTGAAACCAAAGGTGCAGACATCAATGAGTACAATCTAATTGACCGTATCAATTTGCATTGCAAAGGTGGTGCTAGTCAAATGATTCGTTTTTCTCCTGAAGAGCGTATTCTACTAAATGAGGTAGAAACTACCGATACGTATGATGAAGTTATTGAAGTTTCAAAAAAACTTGAAGCTTTGATGCGTGAACAGGAAAAAGAAAAACAAGAAGAACGTGCTAAAAATGGTTTACCAGAAGAAGAGCAGGAACATCAAGATTCTGATGCTGAATTTGGTGAAGAATTTGAGGAAGATGAAAATGGTCAACATCAAAAATCTGGCCAATCCGGTTCTTCTGACAATGAAGATGGTGAAGATGAATCACAATCATCTAAAGGCACCGATGATGATGACACCGAAGATGATGGTGAAACATCCAAAAAAGACCAAGTAAAAGGTCGTGGTGTTTATGATGATGAGAAAAAAATCGAGGACAAATTAAAATCATTTACCGATGAGGCATTCAAACGTAATGAGAGAAAATTGGTTTCCGATGAAACACGTGGTTACGTATATGCAAACATTCCTAAAGTTGATCTAGATTCCGTTATTATAGATCATAAGCAATTGTATGCAATGTACAAATTGTCTGACGGTCAATTTGACAAATCTGAATTCATGAAAATTCGTACTGAGACCAATAAGATTGTTTCTTATCTGGCCAAAGAATTTGAATTGCGGAAAAACGCTGACCAATTGAAACGTGCTTCAGTTGCCAAAACTGGTGATTTGAATCTGAATAAGATTTTCTCGTATCAGTTTAGTGAAGATATATTTAAGAAGGTCACCGTTGTTCCTGGTGGTAAATCACACGGTCTGGTGATGTTCATTGACTGGTCTGGTTCTATGCATAACCACATCAACAACACCATGAAACAATTATTGTCACTGGTGATGTTTTGTAAGAAAGTTGGCATTCCTTATGAAGTGTATGCTTTTGCAAGTTCACATGTAAATGCACTTAAACAAGACTTCAAAGAAAATAATTTGTTACTAGGTCAGTTCCAGTTGTTTAACATATTCTCAAGTAGAATGACTGCTTCCGAATTCACCAATGCAGGTGCGGCCATGACGTTCTTAGGTAAACATCCTGGTTATGCACCAGATTGGTTCTCAATGGGTTCTACTCCATTGAACCAAGCGATTATAACTTGTTTTGATATTATACCTCAATTTCAAAAGAAATACAAATTGCAAATGGTCAATACTGTATTTCTGACTGATGGTGAAGGTGATGCATTTAGTGGTTATTGTGGTCAAGGTGGTCAGTATAAAGGCTTTAGAGATTATGGCCAAGGTGTACGTTCTTTGATTATTCGTGATGAAGTCACTAAACATCAAGAAGTTGTAGAAAGACCATATAGTGGTAGACATCAAACTGATGCCTTGATTAAGTTATTGAAGTTACGTACCAAGTGTAACGTGTTAGGTTTCTACCTTTTGTCTAACCGTGAATTTAATGCTTATGCTTATCATCACTTACCAGCTGGTTCAGATATTGAAGATAAGCGAGTTCAATTCCGTAAAAATAAATCAGTTGTTGTTACTAGTGCTGGTTTTGATGAATACTACCTAATGAAATCGGAACACAAAACTGTCCTCGATGAGGAGTTTGAAGTCCGTGAAAATGCCTCCACTAAGACTTTGGCCACTGCATTTGCCAAATACACTGGTGGTCGTGTAACCAACAGAGTAGTATTAAATCGATTCATAGGAATGATAACATGACACAAGTTTCAAAATATTATGGAGACAATAGAATGGCCACGGTAGAGAATGTACTTAATGGCCTTTATATTGTTAAACTATATTTGAATGATGTCTTGGTAGAAAGACACTCCTTAACTAGATTAAAAGAAGCAGAAGATTTGGCTGAGGATTATATTCTGGAAAAGAAAGATTAATTGGAGATATTATGGAAAAGACTGCTAAAGAATTAACAAAAGATATTTTAGAGAATATGAGGAAGGCACAACAGTTTAGAATCATTCGACAAATGCCTGATGACTTTGAATTCTTTGGTGGTCCTATTCCATTTGATATTCGAATCAAGGATGAGATTATGACGTTCACCGTCTATGCGACCTCTTTAGAAGAGGCCAATGCTCAAGTAAATGATTATCTGAGTAGGTTTGAATAATGTTAATTGAAATTGAAAAGGAAGATAACCGTATCTTCTGGGTAGCCATAGGTTGTATTGCGTTATCTCTTATTGTTGGTTGGTTTATGGTACAAGTTCATGATTATGAAGGAAAGGTTTGTAAAGAGAAGGGTGGTGTATATGTTACTACTCGATACGAAAACCTTTGCCTTAAAAAGAATGTTGTGATACAATGACGAATATTATCCCCTTTAAGAATGAATCGGCAAACACCATTCAATCTGACTATTGGGGTGGGTATCCGTTACAATGCTTATTTTATGCTTTAGAGAGGAACAAAGTTGACTCGAATACATCCAACATATCAACTGAGGGAAGAATCAATCAAACGCTGGATCCACGAACAGGTGAGGATTCAGGAGATCAAACAGGAAGAACACCTTAAAACTATTCAGAAACTTCATGATGCTGTTATACAGAAGAACAGAGTGGATGTCTATGTTTAACCAGGGGTTTCCAGGCGCTTCCGGAGCTTTACTATGAATGACTTTATTGAGAAACCCAGTCCAGAAGATATTGAGTTGGCTATCAATAATCTTATGCAGAAACCAGATTTACCTGACCTAGAACATTATCCTTTGATAATCAAAGCGATGCTGATCCACGAACTATATGAAATTGCGAGAAAACGAAATGAACATGGAACTAACCCATCTGCGGTATAAGGTAGAAGAACAACAACAATGGAGAGAGGAGATCGAAGTTATACCTTTCATCCAATTTCCTTCTGATTGGAAGATTCAAATCATTCCTCCGTTTGGTGATGCAGTAATTCGATTCCGTGTGAAGTTACCCTCTGGTAAAGAAAAGTCTGTTTACTTAGACCATCGTAATTCATTGGGCATCTATGGTGACATCGAACCATATTGGGAGGTTTACCCACATCAAGGCGATGTTGCAAGGTGTGGCCGAGCAGAAATTGAGAAACTTTTAGAATATATTGGAGATGAAGATGTGGAATAATAAAGAGAAAAGATTTGAAGAAGAAAATCATAAACTCAGGTACTTACTTAAAGAGTGCCAAGAAGTCATTGAGGGACTAGTTAAACAGAATCAGGAGTTGAAGAAACAACTTGAAGTTCAGAAACCAGAAAAACCACAGTCGACACGACCACTGAAACCTAGTATTGCTCTACGGTTTAAGGTTAAACGAGTAAACGTATCCGAGAGCAAATTTGGTGCAGAAACACGTGGCACCAAAGAAATCAATATTCTACAACAATGGTATTCTGTGAGTGGCTTTGAGGGTGATCCTGATGGTGAATGGCGTGATGTACCAACAAGTGGGAGTTTATACTAATGTCTGGATATGATTTGAAAGGTGACGCTAGATTGAAAGAGAGAGATAGAATCACCCAAGAGGCTTATGATAATCCATTACCAGGTGATTACTGGAATGAGATGTTTGTACCATACTTTGTGGTTCTACAGGTATTGGGTAACGGTGACCTGATTATCTGTGATGTGAAAAAAGAACTCGCAAATGATGCATGGACATGGGACTTAGAGAATTCTAAACAAGTACACCGTGATTACATGAAACGAGTCCGTTATAGTTCTATCGAAGGTTTTGTTGCAGATGTGTTTAAGAGGTGTTCTCATATGTGGGCTGTAGATGCATGGAATGACATAGGTCGTCCTTTTAAAGATACTACTGTAGAAGTACCTAAGCCAGTGAAGAAAGAGAATCCTATGTTTGAGAGTATTCTGAAAGATACTATTGGTTCTGGTATGTCCTCGTATGACAAGAAAGACATGGAGACCATGTACAATCAAATCATGCATGAATGTATACAAGTATCCAGAAAACATGTCTTAGATAAGTTTGGTATCAAAGAACCCTTTGATGGTACAACAGAAATAGAGAGGGCACTTGCTGAACACTTTGGAGTGGAAGAGATAAAAAAATATGACCGTTAGAAAATGGCAAGAACTAGAAGCAAACAATCAATACTACTATAACGAAGTGGATGGGTTAATCATAGGACAAATCCATCGATTTGGTACCTCTAATAGTATCTATACTGCTACTGTGAAACCTGATAATATCGACAAGATACTAGGTTACTACATTAGTGGAGACCATGCAAAGAAGGCTGTACAGAGGTTCTGGGAAATAGAAGATGGTACACTGATAGGATATAATTAATGACTGCCTCACTTATCCTTTTAGGTTTTCTATTCTTACTATCTTGGCATATTGACAGAGGTAACCAATAATGTTCAATTTGACTGAACATTTTTAAAAGTTGAACAGGAGTAACATATATACATCTGAACTGGTAACTGCATGTCTGCCTTTACCACTTCAAATAACGAGCCTAAGCTCATAATAAGGAGTATTACCATGCATATCTCTATGGATACGTGCGTTCAGTACGTTCAAAGTAACCTATCCAAAATCCCTCTACCTGACTGGTCTCACCTTAATGTCAAAACAAAAGGTACCGTTGTTATACCATTTGACCAAATCTACATTGATGATATTACAGGTAACCAGACTAAAGTAGAAACTCATACTGGTGAAGAAATCGAAGCACTACGATTATCCTTTGCTGGTGGTGTAGACCTCAAAGAATTTCCTCCTGCAATTGTTTATCGTGGTGACAACTATGACAAACCTTACCGTCTTGTGTATGGGTACGGTCGTGTAGAAGCCATACAAGTAAACAAACAAACTAGTTGGTACTTCACCTTACTAGAAGGTGGCGAAGATGAATTAGAGGATGTACAGGCTGCCGAGAATGAGGTTCTTCCTAAACGTATCAACAAAGAAATCGACATGATTAAGTTTCTCTGTGATAAAGTCCGTCAAGGGAAGATTCCTAATACCGAACAAGGTATACGTGATAAGTTTAAGAAAATCTATACTAACAGAGCCAATGGTGTCTGTGGTCGTGTAGTACAACAAGTTATGGAGAACCTGAATACTCCTCAACCTTACTATATCTACCCATCCACTGCACGTGTCAAACAATGGCTAGACAACCACTCCTCTAAATTATATGAGATCGGTGGTGAACTGGACTATAATAGAGATATGTACGGTGTCCTCTGTAAAGAAGGGTATCAGTACCGTGCTGTACTTGCTGCAATCAAACGGTATGCAGAAACAGGTAAATTCACTTATATCATTGGGCATTTCACTGTGCCAACCTCTAAGGCCACACTGGAGGTTAAACGTAAACAATTTGTTAATGAGCTCAACGATATACTGAAATCTCTGCAATCCTGCGGGTTAACTGTATTTCCTCTGAAACTACTGGGATTCCTTCCACAAGACCGTGAGAATGAAAACTTGAAGGTACTTGTAGATCCTGTCTGATAATATTATGAGTAAACACGAACCCTATGGGAATGTCAAGATGAAAGGTAAGAAGTTTCTGAGACTTCCCTGTGGGTGTTGTGTGGCTCGTAATGGTAGAAAAATGAGTAACCGTGAGAAATTCCTCCTAGAAAAAAAATTAGGATTACAAGATGGCAATAAAGCAAAAACAGACCTATAAAAACAAATCTATAAAGATCACGAAGAAAACCAATAAGAAAACAGGGTTATCTAAGGTTATCACAGAGTGGTTGAAACCCAAAAGGAAAAAATCGAAATCCTGAGTTCCGGCTGGGAAAATAAAAATCCAAGAAAAAGAGTTTGACCTGGAGGCACTTTTTTTATAACACGATATCAAACCGCTAACAGCTCTCCAGTATTAGCTGTCCGACACCACCCCCACCAGCCAGCCATGTCACAATGACAAGGCCTCCTGAGCTGCTCTAAGTGTATCATTCCAGCAACAGCATTAAAATATATTATTGCCATTCCTGCCTGTTCCTGTATAATTCATTCCATCGAATCAACAAACAAGGAGAAAAAAATGAAAACATTATCAAACTTATACGGCGAATTATCTATTGCAACCTTGACAACAGCTCAGAAGCGTGAAGCCATCAAGCTTCTCCGTACTAGCATTGCTGCTGACGTTATGATTAAAAAGCAAGAGCGCTTCGAGAAAGCAGAAGCCAAAGCAGAAGCTAAGGCCGCTAAAGTTACTGCTGCCATCCAGAAAGCAGAAGCACGCTTGCAGAAGCTCCGTGACATGAAAGTAGGAGCTGTCGGTTCAAAAGCACGTAAATTCGCAAAGCGTCCATCCAAAGCTGTTGTAACCAAACAACAAGCAATTTAATGGTTGCCATTTTGGTGGAGGCCTGTATAATGGTCTCCATTGAATAAACAAACAAGTGGAGAAAATTATGGAAATGATCGTTTTGTTAACTATTGTGATAACCTTCCTGTCCGTGTTAACCGTTGCTTCATTGGTGGCCTAATATGATATTGGATCTAACCACCTTCCTGTTTACCGTGGCCTTCTGCTTGGGCTGCTTCTATATTATAATTGACGCTATACAAGATCGGAGAAAATAATGGCAACCTTTGCAATTAGCTTGGTAATCGAAGTGGACGTGGACTCCTATGAGGAGGCCTATGAGCTAGAAAACACCCTTATCGAGCGCCTGATGGCCATGGACGAAGTGCTGGACGTGGGACAAATTGACGTTGAGCAAACCGATGGCTTCGAGGATGAGGACGAGTAATGATTGTCATTCCAACAATATTACAAGAAAAACAACCGAAAGCGGAGGCCAGTATATCCTCTGCTTATTCTATCATGGTGGATGGCCAGTCCATTGGACGTTATATCCAATTGGAAGTGGCCGAAGAGCGTGCTCTGGAGCTCTCTGAAATAACAGGCAAAATGCATACCGTGGAGAGATTATGAGAATCGCAACCTTATCAGAATGCTATCAAGCTTGCCGTAGTGAAGGCATGGGAATAATCGGTGGCTCTTTTTTTGCTTTTGTGCTTTTTATGCGGGAAACTAAAATAGGAGAATAACATGGAAAAATTATATAAAGTTATAGTATTCGGTGGCCTCAATAGTGGACCGTTATCCTATGAGGAGGCACTGGAATATGCTGCGGAGTGTAATGTTGGAGAAGATAATTATAAAATCGTAGAATTGATAACACCACAATAAGCGCTTGCCTTCCTCTGATAATCCTGTATAATGGACGTATTGATTCGAAAGGCAAGACCTGGGGTGAATACGGAGCGAGCTCTATATGTTATCAGAATAATAACACCACCGAATAGCTCTGAAACCTTATCAGAATAGCACTATTAATACTCTGATAATCTCTGAAAGCCGTTGTGGTTACTACATTGTGGCACCTCTCCGGAACCTTCCAGGATTGGCAGGATCGCACGGAGAATCGTGGACACAATCTAAGACTTGAATGCTACACCTATCCTGCGACCACTCCTGCGATGGTTCCGCCGGTAACCGCACATTATGCGGATTCTGGTGGATTCTCAGAATATCCTGCGGTTCTCTAATAGTCCTCTACTATCCCTAGTGGTATTCTAATAGTTTTCACCATATATTCTATTGTGGTTTTTATGGATTTTGTTGCTCCTATACAACGGAGAGGCCTTATTATTATTGCCTTTTTATCTGGTACCTGTATAATCCTCTTTATTGATTAAGCAAACAGGAGTTTATATTATGACAATTCGAAGCAATATTATCCTTAATGAAACTATGCAAAAGGTTGTTGATTATGTAATAGAACAGGTTGTGGAAGACCTCGATTCTGGTGATTGTACTGCTATTGCTGAATTACTATCTAAAGTGCCAATGGAGAATTTACTTGGTTTCTTATCTGAGGAAACCAGAAAAAGATTAGAATTAATGCATGGTAAAACGGTGTAACGTGTTGTTTTTACGCAACAAAGGCCTTTTTATTATTGCCTTTTTATGTAATACCTGTATAATGGTCTCTATTGATTAAGACACAAAGCGAGAATATATTATGAAATTACTATCTACCGGCAACCCAAAAGTATTAAAAGGATTGAAACAAGGTTTTAATACTTATATTTTACACTTAGCACCTTATAACGTGTCTGGATATCAGACCTGCCCTAAGGCGACTGCCGGTTGTGCTGCGGCTTGTCTTAATACGGCAGGACGTGGCGGTATGTTTAAGAAAGGCGAGACCACCAATACTATTCAAGAAGCACGTAAGCGCAAGACCAGATTGTTTTTCGAAGCACGTGGTGAGTTTATGGCCTTATTGGTTAAAGATATTGAATTGGCAATTAAACAGTCCGAGAGATTAGGTCTGGTGCCTGTTATTCGTTTAAATGGTACTAGTGACTTGGCATTCGAAAAATACGAGGTTGTACGTGGCGGTAAACTATTCCGCAATATATTCTCCGCATTTCCTACTATCCAATTCTATGACTATACCAAGATTTTAGGACGTAAGATTAGCAATGTTAGTAATTACTCGCTAACCTTTTCTGCTGCGGACGGTAATGATGCTGACGTAGCAAAGGCCATTCAGCAAGGTTACAATGTGGCGGTTGTTTTCGGTATCAAGAAAACAGAAGCAATGCCTGCTGAATACATGGGTTTGCCTGTTTTCAACGGTGACGAAAGCGACCTCCGCTTCTTGGATCCAAAAGGCGTGGTAGTCGGTTTATATGCAAAAGGTAAGGCCAAAAAAGATACTACAGGTTTTGTTAAGTATCCAACCATTATGTTAAAGGCGGCATAATATGTTTTGGTTTTGTCTTTTATTTGTAATATTAATGTGGATTCTAGTAAAATGATTAATTATGATACATTAGCGGTCGAGGTTGCAAATACACTGCTCGAAGGTAAATTATCCTTGCGGCAAGTGGCCAACCTGTACGGTCTGAAATTCGAGGACGTAGAGGTAATATGGGAAGAAATACTCGAGCAATTCAAGGAGGAAGATGGTGAATGATAAAATTAGAGAATTGATCGAACAGGCTACTATATCTTATAGCAACGGACAAGAGCGAACCTTTGATAAAGAAAAATTTGCTGAATTGATTATTAGGGAATGTGCTGAAATAGCGGAAGATTATGACGGTGCTCATTATGTGGGTACCAAGATTAAAGACCATTTTGGAGTTAAGTAATGCGGGAAGTTTATGATTTTTATTTTGATGGTGGCCGTGAAGCACGGTTTTCTGGTGAGTCCTACGCAGCGGCACTAAAAGAATTTAAAAATCATTTTCCCTATGAAATAGAACAGGTTGAAAAAGTACAAGAGGAAGATTATGACGATAGCAGAGATTAAGCGGTTATATGATGAAAACATTAATATGACGGTTAAAGAATTATCGGTTATTACAGGCAGAAGCGTGGATGAATTGGTCTTTATTTTAACGTGTACGGACGAGGAGTATTAATGATTAGTTTTGATAATTTCAAAAATACCCAACACCGTGCGGTTTTCTCTAATATACCAATTATCTGGTTGGATACATTCAGAGCAAAATATCCAGGTGTATTTAAAATCCGTTATCGGGGTCCACGTGCTGGTGATAATAGAGGTCGATTAACTAGGCAGGCAGGTTGTCTTAAAAGCCGTGCCGTGGCCTTTTCTGCTTATACTTATTAATGAGGTAAAAAATGCGATATAATGAGATGGTGGCTTTTATAGAATCGGCATCCAATCACCTAGGTGTGGATAAGGACGATATTCTGGAGATTATAACCAATTCAGAATATTCTAAAAGTATTAATTACACAATAGTCACGGATGCCTATAATGTATGGGCGGATGCTATTCGTTTTCAAATTAAAGAAGGTGTTGCGTAAAAACAACAGCCGCTTGACATTCTTACCAGAACCTGTATAATGGTCTTTAATGATTAAAAATTAGGAGAAATTATGTTTAATAGAATGAAAGCGGTTGATTTTTTGTTGGATTGTGATATTGACACCATTATTAATGGTGGTGATTTTGGCATCGACCATCTGGAGTGGATTCTCCGCAATGGTTGTAAAGGCTTCGAGGAAATGTCCGATGCTGAATTGATGAAAGAATTGGAAACACGTGGATACGATTTAGAATCGTTTTTTGGTGATGAGGTTGATTTTTGGTAATCAGGTGAAATAATGAAAGCTACGATATATGTGGTAAAATCAGGCATTCAAGGTTTTGATGGTGTCAATTGGTTAAATTTAAAGGCATTTACCGATTATAATGCGGCAAAGGCCTTTGCTAAACAGGTTGAAAAACAGATACGTCCTGAGGACTTGGATGAAAGTGAATTTGTTTATATTGATGAATTAACAATAGGACAATAGTGTTGTTTTTTTACAACACCATGGTTGCCTTTTCTACCACAACCTGTATAATGGTCTCTATTGATTGATAACAAGTGAGGAGAATACCATGGCATATATGTCACAAGATAAAAAAGCAAAAATTGCACCACAAGTTAAAGCGATTCTCAAAAAATACAATGTTAAGGGCTCATTAGCAGTCCGTAACCACTCCACGTTAGTATTGAATGTAAAAGCTGGTGCGGTTGATTTTATGA